AGCGAACGTGAAGAAGAAGCAGAAATTTATATAAACGAAGATCCAGAAGATCGTTATTACGATAGGGCATTTCAGGGTCAGACATATAAAGAAAAGCTTCGTGAAAAGTTTGAAGGTAAAATGATCATTGCCGAATGGCCAAATGATGCTTCGGGTAATGAATTAGCTGAAATTACTAGTAATTTTACATTAGCTACGAGATTCGATGATTTATCTAGAACATTACGTATGATGGTATCTGGATACTGGAAACAAGTGACTGATATCAATACTATCAATGTTTATGCATACATAAATAATATTGACATTTCAAACAAACGCGTAATAACACGTGAAGGCAATGAGGAAATATTAGTTGATCAGTTTATTGAAGAAGGGGGTGCATTAAATCAACTAATAGTCGCCGGCGGTGTTACGCCATTGCAAGAGGATGTAGAAGATGCTGAAAATTTACCTGTCTGGAATGATTTTCCGCATATCGCTGAGATAGATGCTTTAGATAAAGCCGAGTATGAAGAATATATTGACAATTTCATAAATCCATTCGATGTAGAATATCTAAAGCCGTATGAACCTCCCGGGAGCATCAAATACTATAATAAAGTAAAAGTATTAGAGCTACAAGAACAGGCTCAGGCACAAGCACGTCTTGATGAAATCAAAGAAGCATTGATAGAATTAACAACTGATATAGGTCCTAAGGTAGCTGAACTAAATCAGATTTTATCATTAGGCGATGATTTAGACGGAAGTTTTGTTGCAGATGCTATCGGCCGGGGGGCTGATATATACGATATTCTAAATGCAAATAGCAATTACGAATGGATCAAAAAACGTAATAACGGTAATGTAAAAGTTAAGACTGCGAAACAATCTATCATGAAAATTATCGGTAAAGGACGTGTTAAGCGTACAATATTCGATCGCGATAATTTAGAAAATGTAGGCAATGCATTAGGAGTTGATTATCAGTTAAATGATCGCACTGAAGCTCGTAAGATAGCTAGTGGAATTCCGCGGGCTGTCTCTAATGACCGAGCAGGTGGTTTGGATTTTGCAGGAACATATTCAGATTTATACGATCGTGCAGAAGAAATAAAAGAAGATATTACATCGGCACGTATAAGTTTAAATCAATTAAATGAAGTGCTAGCTGATGTAGATTTTGTGTTAACAAATTCGACAGATCCTACAGAGGTTGATGACGCATATAACTCAATTATTGATCTGATGAATGAACTTAACAATACGTCGGATATTCTAGAAGAAGCAGAAGAAATACGCAATACTACAGATAAAGTACGTCGTCAATATGTCAATGAATGTTACAAATTTGTACAACGTGTGCGTAAAGCTGTAAACAATGACAACAGTAAGTACGCCGTACGATGGTCGTCAGAAGCTAAGAAAGTAATCAATGCATATATACCAGGCAAAAACTTTTCTAACTACTTGCCAGATGGAGTTGAATAATGCCGTTAGATAGATTTACAAATCAAGAAGAGATACTAAACACAGATGGTTTAGTACGTGGCGTCGAATGGCGAAAGGGCGAATATGAAGCATTGGCATTAGATAACCTGTCAGTCTCATTAACGGATGTCGATCGGTTAGAAACTGAATTATACGTATATACACCGCAAACTGGCCAGTATATCACTGGCGGCATTACAGATAAAACAAACCTGCGTGACGGAAAATTATACATTGACTATGCTGGAGCTATTGCAGACTTTGGTATAGAACGAGGTCCATTTGAAGTTGTTGTAAATATTCACCAACCTGTAATAGGTGATTATGACAATCCAATATTATTAGCCAAGGAAGTTTCGCCAGATCGGCGTGAAGTGCTTGTCACATTAGCTCCTAGTGTAGTAGATAACATCGTTCCAGAGTTTCTTGAAGAGTTTGATGATGCATTTGAGTTAGATTTAGCATTAAACTTCGGCGAAAATAGAGTATATAAAATAATCAACTTCAAGCGATGGAGAGACGATTCTCAATTAGCTATACGTTTATATCAACCACTTCCGGAAGATATTGAGCTTAATTCGCCCTCATGGATAGTAGAACAATTATCCGATTCATTTGTTGATAATGTAGATTTATCCGTAGATTCTCCAGAAGATGAGGTTACAGAATTACGTGGGCCTAATTTTGAAATTGATGCTAATTATGCAACAATTACAGAAACTGACTTTAAATCTTGGAATGAATTATTAGATGCTAATCTGTCAACGTCTCAACAAATTGTTGATAAAGTATTTTCCGGATCATTGGCTGGTGTTGAACTTGGTATCGATTATTCCGGCTTTCAAAATTTTGTATTTTATTCATCCGCAACCGAACGTGTTGATAACTTTAAATACAAATTAGAATTAATTGAATTTTATAATAATCGTATCAATCAACTTGATCAAGGATCTAATACTGATGACGGTGCTTTGCAAGGTAATATTGCAACTGCGAGGAAGCGACGTGATGCAGTAATAGGAGGCTTTGATAATTTCGAACGTTATCTATATAATGAATCGACTGCTAGTTTATTCACCGAACATCCAGATTATACAAATTATTTAGCTGAAGGCGGATTTATAGGAGCTAAGCCGTATCGTATTCAGCCATGGCCTAAATATTTATCAGATGGCAAATATGTATTACATACTGTAGAATCGACGTTAGGCACGAATTGGTACAACAACGTACGTGCTACAGCATCATTGTATGATAATGAAAGTGAAACGGCGTTAGTAAAAACAATTCCGGAACATATTCGACTTGATACGAATAATGATCAGTATGAATTGTTTGTTAATATGATAGGTCAGCATTTTGATATACTGTATACGTATGTTGATGCATTAACTAAGACATATAAGCCGCAAGAACATCCTAAGTTAGGACGTAGTAAAGAAATATTGTACGACGTCGCTGAGTCATTAGGATGGAAGTTGACTAACGGTAATCAGGCATCTGCACTCTGGCAATACACATTAGGCGTCGATTCCGGGTCTGGAGCATATGCTCAAACAGGTTCGATATTTTCTAAATCAAATGAAGATATTACTACTGAAGTATGGCGTAGAATTGTAAACAATTTACCGTATATTCTCAAAACTAGAGGTACTGATAGATCTGTAAAGGCATTAATGAATGCATATGGCATTCCGCAGACTTTGTTATCTGTTAGAGAGTATGGCGGTCCGAAAGTATCCGGCGATGCACCTGCGTTAATTGAAGATAGATTTAGTTATGCACTTCAAATTAATGAAGATGCACATATAATAGTTCCGTGCGGAAATTCTAACATACGAACTCGTGAAATTAGATTTAAGCCGGCTATCAAAGATGATATGGCGTTGATGTCATTTTACGGGGGCGTTACAACAGATTTTCATGTAGCTGTTTTATATACCGGATCTTATTCCGGAAGTGATTCGTATGGACGTATAGCAGTTGCCGATGGCGATGCAAGTTCTACTACAGATTTCTTGCCATTATATGATGGACAATTTTGGAATTTGAGATGGACAACAGATACTAGCAATAATAATATTGTAAAGGTGCAAGCGGCATCTGATTATATTACTGGTAAAGTAATTCATTCTGGGTCTACTGGCGCTATCGCAGAAAGTATATTCGCCGGCGGCCCGGGCGCTGAAATATATATCGGTGGTAGATTGGATACGCTTGTTGACGCTCAAATTAATGCATTATCTGATACAGAAATTACAACATTCAGTGGATCTGTGCAAGAATATAGAGAATGGACGGAAACAATAACAGATGATACATTTAATTTTCATACATTAAATCCTACATCATATGTAGCATCATCTGATCCAACTGCTTCGTATGATAAATTGCATAGACATCTGCCATTAGGTACCGATTTAGATGCAATCGATCTTTCTACGAACGGCACTAAAGTTATGAGTAAGCATCCGGCGTCAGGTAGTGCTGCTCCAGTTGGCGGCGAAGCTACTGTTAATGGATTTAGTACGCCAGAAAATGCCGAACGTGGTAATTTCGAACCCGTAGAAGAAACTTATTATATTCAAGGCATTTCGTTAGGAGCTAACAATCCTAGATCAGAAAAAATTCGATTAGAGAATAACGAATTAATTAGACGATTATCTCCCACTAATACGGCAGAACGTTCTAGTTTTGATTTTGCTCCAATTGATTCAAATAAGTTAGGATTGTTTTATTCTCAAGCCGATCAGATAAATAAGGATATCTTTAATCATGTTGGCGATGTAGAATTAGATGACTATGTCGGCGATCCGGATGATGAATATGCATTTAAGTATGATGATTTACATCATTTTAGTAAAGAGTATTGGAAGAAATTTGCTAACAAAAACGACGTAAATGCATTTATAAGAATCTTTAGTCAGTTTGACTTTTCGTTATTCAATCAAATACGTCAATTATTGCCTGAACGTATTGATGAAGCGATGGGTATTTTAGTTGAGCCGCATGCACTGGAACGCGCGAAAGAAATCTTAACAAAGCGACCGACAGTTACAAATCCTCAGTATTCTGCATTTATACCTGAACCAGTTAAAATTATTACTGGATCATTACCTATGTATGAAGGTGCAATTACATCGTCGGCAAACATCATAACTATGGAATCATTATATCATACAGTTTCTGGATCTAATGGTTACGGTGATATGCCAGGTAATTATATAGCACAAGTAGGCAATGCATCGAATTCAGGATCGACAGATTTTTCTAATAGAGCAATTTATCCGTTAGATCAACTGCCCGGATATACTTCTTCGTTAGCAGATTATAGTGGCGATTGGGCCGCCATTCAGGGCGATGTTTTTATAGATGATGAGTCAAACGACATCGTGCTGAGTATAACTTCTACAGCACCTAAAACTGTAATATTTGAGTTTAATGATGCACTGTCACAATTTGAAACAATTCGCGATGTAACCGTTCGAATGGTACATGCTAGCAGCGCATTGGGACGTTTACATGCAGATTATGAATTACAATATAATGATAACGGACGATATCGTACATTTGCATCACTACGATTGCCACGAAGATTGAGGAATTCTTACCTTACAGGCCCGGATTATAATACTCCGTTGACATTTAAAGATATAGTATTTCCTATTATCGATAAGCCGATTCGATTAAAAGTGACATTTACATCAAATAATGCATCTAATACTAATGTTTATGTAAGATTTATAGAGTTACATCATAAAATTAAACGCGTAAATCACGAATATTTAGGCAGAATTGTCGAAGATAATAGAACTAGTGATATATTCGATCGTGTAGTAAATCATTTTAGTGGTAGTGAGTCAATTCTCGATAAGAAGCTTCGTAACAATGATCATTGGGTGAGCCAGTCTTTAGGATTGTATTACTCTCAAAGTTTAACGCCTGCAAGTTATAGAGATGACTTTTTTGCTAGTGTAGAGAACCCGTATTACGAAGGATGTAAAATAACAGGGCCTGGCGTCAATCAGCCTACAACAATTGCAGCGTTAGGTAATAAGCCTGTTATCGAAGTATATGAAGCAAATGCTAATCAGTTAATTTATACAGTAACTCCAGAGCCTGTACAGGGAGGTTCTAAATTAATTGTACCGCCAGGTAATATAAACGTTAGATAATTGATACAGTCCGATATTTATAAAAAAGATGGAATAAACTATGGGATACTTAAATAATAGTACAATCACAGTTGATGCAATTCTTACTAAGAAAGGTAGAGAATTATTAGCTAGAGGTCGTGATGAGTTTAAAATTACTCAATTTGCTTTAGCAGATGATGAAATCGATTATGATTTGTATAACACTGAACATCCGTTAGGTACTGCATACTACGGCGCGGCTATTGAAAATATGCCTATTGTAGAAGCATTGCCTGATGAAACTCAGATGATGAAATACAAGCTTGTTACATTACCTAAGGGTACTGCACGTATTCCTGTTGTTAGTGTAGGCGCAACAAATATTTCATTACAATCAAATGAAACTACTGTAATTTCTCCTGCAACGACAAACTTTACAAATGGCAATTCTCGATTTGGATATACAGCAATACTTTCTGATTCAGATGTTGCTGAAATTAGAGTGACGCGTTCGGCTACCAATAGAGCAGCAACTGTTGCACAATTTATTGGTGATAGTGAAGCGGCACAATCTGTGGCAGTATCTGGAATGCAATTTGAGATAGCGGCTAAGCCTCAATTAGCAGCGGATAAGACAGCTACGATATTAATTATAGGAAATGAAACCGGCGGCCGTGCTTCTATTACATTAACAGTTAAGAAGCAAGAATTAGCGACTACAGTAGGCGCGCCAGTCGGTCAAAGATAAGGAATAGATAATGGCAACATCACGTTATAGACCGGGATTAAAACGAGATACTGGAGGTAATTTAGTACAAACCAGATTTCGTCCAGGCGCTAGCGCAGCCCAGGGCCAACTCGAATCATTAGCTAGACAGATGGCGAATGATATTATACGTGAACGTGAAGAGGCTCGTCGTCGCGCACAATTCGGTAAAGTATATCAAGAATTTGATGAAGCGGATGATATTATCAGAAACAATGTTGAAACTGTAACACGTGGGTTGTTTTCTGGTAATGATGGAACGTTAACTGCCGATGAAATACATACTGGATCTTTATCTGCTGCACAACAAACATATTTTTATGACATATACAATAAAAATACTAGTGATGCAACTGCAGTTGAACAGTTTTCTATAGCATATGGCCACTTTGCTGGATCTGGATCAGCTGATACAACTGGCAATCTTAATGATGATACACCATCTAGAGCTATTTATAAGCAGTATGCACAATTATTATTACCGCCAAATGATAAGAAATTTACTTTTGACGGTAGTGATTCTGATCATATCTATGTTATAAACTTTAACAGATCGAGAATTAGAGAAAAGATCGATCCAGGGAATATTGAGTTCACATTTGTAGGCACGCCATCTGCAAATACAGAAGCTGCAACAGGTGACAAAATTAAAATCATCGACGATTCGTCTATCAATGCAAATAGTATCGGTGAAGGCGGATTAGTATATAATTTAGTATCCGGATCTATTAATCCAGTCACTAACATTTACGGCTCCGGCGGAGGTTCTAATAGTTACCAATATTACGGACTTTTATATCCACAACATGGAATTGCAATATTTAATGCAGATGCGTTAGATGCTAATACTGGTGGTAATAAGCCTAATTTTGATACTCAACAGACTAATGGCTCTAATGAATATAATCATTTAAGACTCGTATCTGCATTAACAGGTACCGGCGGCCAAATACAAGCACGTTCGTCTGAACAAGTTAAGTCTTCCTATTTCTTTTGTAGATTGAAAAATGCAGAGTATAATTATTCTAATAACCCATCATTTGTTACAGGGTCATTAGGACAATTAGCATATACAACATTTATACAAGACCCGCAAGTATATATTACCACTGTAGGATTGTATAATGAGCGTAAAGAGTTGTTAGCTGTTGCAAAATTATCTCAGCCATTGTTGAAATCATTCACTAGAGAAGCATTGATAAAAGTTAAGTTAGATTTTTAATCTTAGGACAATATGCCGACGATACCTACCGTTTTTAGATCGATTCGGCCGAATGATGTACAATTTCGTCCGTTTAAAGCTTATAAAAATTATTCATTAACGAATAATACGCCGGCGCAGGCTAGCGAATCTGGGTATTTTGCGTACAATGGAATATATCAAGACACGCCGCCTCATCTAGGCGATTCTGATAATCTCTATGCATCTAATTCTATAGATGATCGTAATCAACAGGTAGTATGGAAGCAAATCGATCACAAGTATTATCGACATCCATATGACCCAGCAAGATCTGCAGAGTTAACTAATCGTAATACGGTGCAGAAACGTTTATCTGTATCTGCTTCTATCTTAACTGTACCGTATTTTGAAGCTGGCGAGCGATTGTTACCGGGTAGTGTATCTGCTACTGCCAATTCAATAACATTAAATGATGACGGTAAAGGTAACTTACGAGATGCAGCGATTAGTACTTCGTCGATGATGGATGATAAAGATTTACGTCTATATCTATCATTTAATGATGCATATCGATTAACACATTACGGTACTGGGTTAACATCGGGTAATTTGAAATATGAATTACGTCATCACGATGAAATAATTAGATTGCATGAAGTTAGTATAGCCGATGGCCCAGTGGGTGGATATTCTGCAGAATTTACAAACCCAGGCACTAGTTCATTTCGGATACCTGATAATGAAGTTTTAGGTCGTTTAAATGCATGTGATGATTGGACATTATCATTTTGGTTATATGTACCTAATAATGATAATGGCTCTCAGAGTGTAATATTTTCTAAACATGCCGTGACCCGCGAAGATCGATTAGATCGTAATATCGGTGCAATCATTAAGGCCGATAAAATTGTTTCTAATCTAAATGCTGATATTACACATGCATCGTATGCTAAGTATCGAAAACCTCTCGAATGCTTTATAGAACATCAGGCATCGACGTATACATTAAATTTTAGAATATCCGACGGTAAACGGCAAGTAACACTTTCGGAAACTGATTTAGCTGAAGGCAATTGGGTGCATGCGGCAGTTATTAATAATGGTAGTACTCAAAACGTTAGATTATTTGTTAATGGTACACAAGCAGCATCTGCTACAATGCCTAAAAATACTACATCTAATGAAGCAGATTTAATCTTCGGATCTAATAATCTAACAACGACGAATGCAGCAAATTCGCATCGAATTGCAGAATTTCGTTTATATGATACTAGTGCATCTTTGGCACAGATAAGTACATTGAAAGATAATTCCGGCACTAGCCCTAAATTATATCAAACTAATGTTGCCGGTAATATATTTTATCGTAATGGGCAGTTAGTAGTTTCATCACCATTACCTAAGTACAATGTAACTAATGGAGGATTTTTTGATAACACGTTCGATGTATCATATAAAGGACAGCATACAATTTACGAAAATGAAGTAATGGTTCGTATACCGGCAGATTCGTTAAATGTCTCTATGAATCCTTCGGCGACATATCGTCCGCCAGCTGGCGAGACAGAACTTTGTGATACAGGGCAATCTAATAGACCTGCAGGCGAGTTACGTAAAACAATGTTTACTGATGGTAAAGCACTCCCTTACATATCAACAATTGGTCTGTATAATGATATGGGACAATTATTAGCAATTGGTAAAATGGCACAGCCTATTCAAAAACGTGATGATGTTGATATGAATTTTATCATCCGCTGGGACTACTAATATTTATACAAAAGGAATAAGTTATGAGTTGGAAATCAAAATCTAAGGTGCGTAAAAACGCACAAAAGAAAGGTTATAGAAGCGGGTTCGAATTAAAAGTTTCTGAACAGTTAAATGAAGCAAAGGTACCTTTCGGTTATGAAGATACTGTAATACCTTATACAAAGCCGGCTACTAATCATAAATACACAATCGATTTCAGATTACCGAATGGCGTCTTAATTGAAGCGAAAGGCAGGTGGACGTTAGAAGATCGTAAAAAACATTTACTAGTTCGCGAACAAAATCCTGAATTAGATATACGTATCATTTTTCAGTCACCTAATAACAAGATACGTAAAGGCTCGAAAACAACATATGCAGATTTTTGTGATAAGCATGGGATCCAGTGGGCGGCAAAGGAAGTGCCAGAAAGTTGGTACAAAACTTGATCTTTTAAGTTTTTGATAATATATTCAATGAATATTAATTTTCATGAGAATTTTATTTGAATGAAACATTGATTTACGTAAGTATGTCAATGCTAATATTAATAATATATAATATATGAGTCGTTACGCTATCGTTACATTACTAGAATCGGTCTTAGGTAAAGGCAAACAGACGTCTAGTGATGATGTAGCTTTCCATTGTCCATTCTGTAATCACCATAAAAAGAAACTCGAAGTTAACATTGTTTCTCAATATTGGCATTGCTGGGTATGTAATGCTCGAGGACGTAAGTTACCGATCTTATTTCGCAAGTTAAATGTTCAGAGAGATAAGATTGCTAAGTTAGTAGGTTTACTTGATGATGTCGAATACAAGCCTACAAAAACTACAACTAACACTGAAGTCCTACAACTACCCGAAGGGTTCAAGCCATTATGGGTACTGAATAAATCAGCTCCGGAGTTTCGAAATGCAATAGCATATTTGTTTAGACGTGGTGTAACATTATCTGATATATTCAAGTATAGAATTGGATATTGTGATAAAGGTCCTTATCATGGCAAGATTGTTATTCCGAGTTATGACGGTAATGGCAGCTTGAATTATTTTGTATCTAGAGCATATTATGAAGATGATAAGTATAAACATAAGAATCCGCCTACATCAAAAGATGTTGTAGGGTTTGAGTTACATATCAACTGGGATATGCCGATTGTACTTGTAGAGGGCGCATTCGACGCCATTGCAATTAAACGTAATGCAATTCCATTATTTGGTAAGACTATTTCAAATACATTGAAACGTCGTATTGTAGAGAACGGCGTAAAAGATATATACATCTGTCTAGATGAAGATGCTAGAAAACAGGCATTAGAGGTAGCAGAATATTTTATAGGTAACGGTATAAACGTATACTTTGTTGACCTGACTAGCAAAGATCCTAGTGATTTAGGATTTGAGAAAATGAGAACATTGATAGATGAGACGGAACAACTTAGCCCCGATCGTCTATTGCAAGAGAAAATTCTATGCGCACTATAAACATTGGCTTAGATCGTATTGATAAGATATATCACATCGCAGATGTGCATGTACGTAATGTCAAACGTCATAAAGAGTATGAACAGGTATTCAAAAAATTGTATACATACATTCGTAAAACACATACTCCTAATTCTGTTATTTATCTAGCAGGAGATATCGTACATGCTAAGACAGATATGTCGCCTGAACTAGTATATCAGGTATCGACGTTCTTTAAACGATTAGCAGATATTGCACCAGTATTACTAATTACAGGTAATCATGACTGTAATCTAAATAACTCTAGTCGTTTAGATGCCTTATCTCCAATCGTTAAAGCCTTGAATCACCCAAATCTACATTATCTTAAAGACACGGATATATATTTGATATCGGGCATACACTTTAACGTAATGTCCGTATTTGATAAGCCTGTAGATTTTATTAAAGCCTCCGATTTTGAAGGTGATTATAAGATTGCATTGCACCATGGTGCTGTTAATATGGCTTCGACTGATGCTGGATTTACTCTAAGCAATACTCATGTTACTACAGAATTGTTTGCAGGTCATGATCTCGTTTTACTTGGCGATATTCATAAGCCGCAATTCTTAAATGAAAATAAGACAATTGCATATGCCGGATCGTTAGTGCAGCAAAATCATGGCGAAGCATTAGGCCATGGTATCATGGTCTGGGATATTGAATCTAAGAGTTGTGAATTTGTTGAAATAGAAAATGATTTTGGATACTATACATTTGAAGTCGATAATGGAGTAATAATCAATCCATCGGATAAGGTTCCACCTAAGCCAAGGTTACGTCTTAAGATCAAAGATACTAGTACTGCTGATATCAAAGAAATTGTTTCTAAGATAAAACAGCAGTACAAAGTACAAGAAATTTCTATTCAGAAACTGAATGCACTTAACACAAATATACGGCATCAGAAAATATCATTCGGCGATGTTAGAGAAGTAGAATGGCAAAACAATGCAATAACAGAATACTTGTCTGACGAACATGCATTAGATGAAGAAATGTTAGACTGCGTACGACATATCAATCGTACAGTACATTCTAAGTTGCCCGATTCAGAACTAACAAGAAATGTTATCTGGACTCCTAAATATTTCGAGTTTAGCAACATGTTTTCATATGGTGAAGGTAATACTGTAGACTTCTCAAATGTCTCCGGCACTTATGGTCTATTCGCTCCAAATGCTAGCGGTAAGTCGACATTATTAGATGCATTATCATTCTGTTGTTTTGATAAATGTAGTCGCGCACATAAAGCTGTTAATGTACTCAATAACAAGAAATCTTCATTTACATGTAAGTTTCATTTTGATTTAGATGGTAAGAATTATTTCATTGAACGTGTAGGTCGTAAAAATAACAAAGGCCATGTAAAGGTGGATGTGAATTTTTGGCATGAAGATGCTAATGGCAATGTTACTATGCTTAACGGCGAACAACGTGATGGTACAAATAAAATTATACGACAGTATTTAGGCAGTTATGATGATTTTGTTTTAACTGCACTGTCATTGCAAAATAACAACACCGGATTTATCGATAAGTCACAGCGCGAACGTAAAGAATTGTTATCTCAGTTCTTAGATATTGATATATTCGAACGTCAATATCAGATTGCCAATGAAGATATACGAGATACATCTGCACTGATTAGAGAATATAAACGTACCGATCATAGTGAAATATTAGCAGAGGCTGAACGTGTTATAATTCA